CCCCGGGGTGCGCGTGGTGGGCAACATGGACGTGCTGGACGAGGGGCTGTACCTGTACGGGCTGGTGGAACTGTGCAAGCCCCAGCAGGACTTTTTCAACACCCTGGCCAATGACGCCGGGCTGCGGCTGAGCATGCACCCGGCCATCGGCGTGCTGGCGCAGGCCGGCACCCTGGGCAAGCACCGGCAGGAATGGATTGACGCAGTGAACGGCAAACCCATGGCCATCGGGGAATACGAGGGGTCCATGCTGGACGATACGACCCCGGCGCCGCCGCCCTCTGCCTGGCCATTCCCCACGGTGCCGGCGGGGCACGTGACCCTGATGCAGCAGGCGGAGCACTGGCTGCGGGCGGGCACGGGGATGTACGAGGCCAGCCTGGGCCAGCAGGGTCAGGAGGTGAGCGGGCGGGCGCTGCTGCAGCGGCGGCGGGAGGGGGACGCGGCCACGTTCCACTACCACGACTATGCCAACTACGGGCTGCTGGCCCTGGGGGAGATTCTGCTGGAGCTGATCCCCTACTACTACGACTGGAAAGAGACGGCAGAGATATTGGACGAGGAACACAATGAACAATTCGTGACCCTGGCGCCCCAGGGCTCGCTGAAGAACAGCGCGGGCAAGCCCGTGGCCCACCAGGCCCGGCCGGACGAGAAGAAGCCCGGCAAGAAGACCCTGCTCTACGACCTGAGCGTGGGGCGCTACGACGTGGTGGTGGACACGGGACCCAGCCACGCCACCAAGCGGGAAGAGGCGGCGGAGACCATGGTCAATCTGATGCCCAACATGGGGGAGCATTGGCTGCTGGCCGCGGATCAGTTCTTCAAGTTCAGCGACTTTCCGGGGGCGGACGTGTTGGCCACGCGCTTCACCGAGGCGGTGCAGCAGGCCTACCCGTGGGTGAAGCAACTGGAGCAGACCGAAGGGGACGGCCCCACCGAGCGGGAGCAGCTGCGCGAGGCCCAGGCCCAGTTGCAGCAGATCGTGCCGGCCTTCCAGGAAATGCAGATGGTCATGGAGCAGATGGCCCAGGAACTGGCCAGCGAGGAGCAGAAGCAGCAGTTGGAGCTGCTGCGCATCCGGGCCGATGTGCAGCGGGACGAGATGGAAGCCCAGGGCACGGTCGTGGTGGCGCAGATTCAGGCCGCCACGGAGCGCATGAAGGTCATGGCGGAGATCATGGGCCAGGGAGGGCAGGGCGCGCAGGCCCCGGATGTCCAGGGGATGACAGTCACCAACGGCGAATAGGGCGGCACGAGGCCGCCGGGACGATTTACCACCACCAAGGAAGGAAGCAAGCATGGGCGTGACACCAGAGCAGATTCGCGCGGCGCGGGAAGCGGAAGCCCCGCCGGAAACCGAGGAACAGCAAACTACCGTGGAGGATAGCGAGCCCACGGAAGCCCCCACGAAGGCCGAGCCGGATGTGCCCGAAGGCGAGGGCGAGGGGGCCGAGACCACGGATGAGGGGGCCGAGCCCAGGGGCACGGAGGAAAACACCGTGCAAGCCCGGATCGATGAACTCACCGCCAAGCGTCGGCAGGCCGAGCGGAAAACGGAAACGGTGATGCTGGAAGCTACCTACTGGAAGAAGGTGGCCAATGGCGAGCAGCCCACGCGGGCCGAGGCCGCGGCGGCGGGGCTTCCCTTTCGGGAAGCGGAGCCGGCTGCCCCGGAAAAGCCGCCCGCCAAGGCGGAGAAGGGCTTTGCCGAGCCCCGGCCCAAGCGGGCGGACTTCGCGGATCAGTACGGCGAGGTGGACCAGGATGCTTACGAGGATGCCCTGCTGGCCTGGAACAAGGCCGAGCTGCGCCACGAGCTGGCCCAGGACACCGAGCAGCAGAGCCGGGAGGCGGCGGAGCAGCAGCGCGAGCAGGCCCTGAACGAGAAATGGCAAGAGCAGCTGGCCCAGGGGCGCGAGAAGTACAGCGACTTCGATGCCGTGGCAATCGAAGGCGATTGGCCCTGCCCCGACAGCATGGCCTATGCCATCATCAACTCCGGCGTGGGGCACGAGATCGGCTACTACCTGGGCAAGCACCCGGCGGAGGCCAAGCGCATCGCGGCATTGCCGGACCCGGATCAGCTGGCGGAGATCGGCTACCTGCGCGCCAAGCTGGAGGCAAAGCAGGACCTGGAAGCAAAGGCCGGCGGCACGGGTGGGAGCGAGGGCGTCGAGGGCGGCGAGGGCGCGGACCCCGCCACCGACGCTGCGCAGGCGCAGACGCAGACGCGGGAGACCAAGGCCCCGCCGCCACCTTCGGCCCCGCCGGGCGGGGGCAATCGCAGCACCCGGCAGCCCAAGGGCGGCACGACGGATGCGGTGCTGGCCGCCCGACAGGCCATGCTGAAGAAGCAGGGGCGGGCCTGAGCGGCGCTGCCCTGGGGTCTGTGGCGAGGGGGTCGGAAAAAGGGCTTGACATTTCCCGGGGTTCCCGTAGAGGTGAAAGCGTAGGGCTGGATGCGCCGCCGGACGGGCTGGAGAGCCGGTCGCGGCAGGGGCTGCGGGGGTGACACTCACACCGCCAACGATCCGGCCGGCCGGACGCGCCCAGCGCGCCGCGCGGCCAGCCGGCAGCATCGCCAGACCGACCAGGGCCCAGCGGAGCCCGCCATCATCCGCGCCAAACCGGCACCGCCCAGCGGCCCGCCGGTGAATCCGCCCCGGGGGCACGGGGTGCAGCAGCACGGGGCCAGCCATCCCCGCTACCAACTGGCGCCTGCCCATACGATGCCGCGAGGTATCGCCTCAAACCCCATAGCAGTTCACGGATTTCCCGGCGTTTCTGCGCCTGTTCGTCCCGCGGTTAGCGGGGCGGGGCGCGGGTGGCCATGGAAGGCCGCCGCCCGGCGGGTGCTGATTCGCACCACCGGGCGGACGCCAGGGAGGGCACGAGGAGCCAAGGCAATGGCAGGCAATACCCTGATCACGATTCAAGATGTCAGCGACCGGGCCACGGCGATTCTGCAGGACAAGGGCAACCTGCTGAATCTGGTGCGGCGGGAGGACATGAAGTTCACCAAGAAAATTGGTGAGACCTACCAGATGCGGGTGCCCGAGCGGGTGGCCAGCACCAGCGGGCGGGTGGCGCAGAACCAGGACGTCACGCAAAGCGTGGTGGACCTGACCATCAACAAGCAGTTTCACCAGGCGTTCAGCTTCACGGTGCAGGAGCGCTCCCTGAGCCTGGACAACTTCGGCGAGCTGGTGAGCGACCCACGGGCCAGCCAGATCGCGGCGGACGTGGAAAGCGACCTGAACAGCCTGTACACGGGCATCTACAACAGCGTCGGCACGGCGGGCACCACGCCCAACACCTTCGCCCTGTTGCAGCAGGCGTCCACGCGGCTGAACGAGGAGGGCGCGCCCAAGGACAACCGCTGGATGTACCTCAACGCGGGGACCTATGCGGGCGTGGCCGAGGTGCTGCACGACATCGCGTCCCCCAATCAGAGCCTGGCCGCTTCCGCCATGACCGAAGGCTACGTGGGCCAGACCTACGACTACAAGCGGGGGGTGTACCAGAGCAACGCGGTGCGCATGCACACCAACGGGGCCTGGGGCGACAGCACACCGCTGACCAACGGTTCCACCGCCGACGGCGCCACCCAGGTGGTGACCAATGGCTGGGAGTCGGGGCAGTCCTCGGTGGCGGTGGGCGATGTGTTCACGCTCGCGGGCGTGTACGCGGTGCATCCCCAGACCCGACAGAGCACCGGCGAGCTGCGGCAATTCGTGGTCAACACGGTGGCCAGCGATTCCGGCGGCGCCATGACCATCAGCATGACGCCCAGCATCATCATTTCCGGGCGGAACCAGAACTGTTCGGCCACGCCGGCCAATGACGCGGCGCTGACCTTCAAGGGCGTTGCCTCGGGGGTGTACCCGCAGAATCTGGTTGGCCGGCCGGACGCCATCGCCCTGGCCATGGTGGATCAGGATCTGACGGGCTTTGCCGAGGCGGCCAAGAGCGAGTTCGAGGGCATTCGCCTGGCCATCATCAGTGGCCCGGACGTGGGCAACCACGAGGTGCTGACCCGTATGGACGTGATCTACGGGCGCGCGCTGTACCGCCCGGAAGAGATCGTCCGGTTCTGGGCCTAGGCCAGCGGCTGAGGATACCGGCGGCCTGGGGCACCGCCCCGGCGCCGCCGCGACACGCAACACCGTCCACGGAAGGACAAGACAATGGCAGAGAACACGACCAGCGCGGTCAAGCAGCTCAGCGACGGCCGCGACGAGGGCACGTCCCTGGGGCAGAGCGTCACGGACAAGATCAGCTTCTACAACGTGACGCCGGTGGATCAGCCCGCCCATGCCAGTCAGGCGGCGGTCACCATGTCGAGCACGAAGACCACCACGCAGTTGCGGGCAGACCTGGACGCCACGGCAGACCTGGCGAATCAGCTGCGCGCGGCCCTGGTGTCGTTGGGCGGCATCAAGGGCTCGGCATAGCTGAGCACGACGGGCAGCCCACCGGTGTGGGCTGCTTCACGTTTGACCGGAGGCGTGCATGCCACGCGTTTTGACGTACACCCCGCCAGGCTGGGCTGAGGCGCCGCAGCGGGTGGTGTTGGCCACGCCGAGTTACGGTGGGCTGACTCCCGAGTACGCCCGTTCCCTGTATGCGACGGCCCATGTCCTGGGCCACGCCGGCTATCCCGCCGCGCTCTATCTGATGGCCGGCAACTGCCATATCGATGATGCGCGCAACCGCACCGTGCGGGACTTTCTGTCCGGGCCCGGCACCGATCTCGTGTTCATGGACGCGGATCAGGGTTGGAGCGGTGAAGAGGTGGCGCGGCTGCTGGCATACGACCGCGACGTGGTGGGGGGCGTGCCGCGGCACAAGCATGCGGAGGAAACTTATCCCGTGTTGCCCCTGCCCCAGGCCCAGGCAGCGCCTGACGGGCTGTTGGAGGTGGCCAGCATCGGCACGGGGCTCCTGCGCATCCGCCGCGCGGTGCTGGAACGGCTGGCCGCAGCGGCAGACAGCTACCGGGAGCACGAGGAGCCGGATGGCCCCGCCGTGCCGGTCATCTTCGAGCGGCAGATCGCGCGGGGCAAGCGGGTCAGTGGCGACTATGTGTTTTGCGCCAAATGGCGTGCCGTCGGCGGTTCACTGTGGTTTGACCCCGAGATGCACATCAGCCATGTGGGTGAGACGGTGTGGCCGGGGTGTTTCGGCGCCCATGCGCGGCGCCGCAACGGCACGACGCTGCGGCAGATTCTGCTGGCCGTGCGGGAAAATGTGGCCAATGAGGCCCTGATGGCCGAGCTGGCCGAATGGTGGGGAAACCCCGAGTTTGCCCTGCACCCGGCACAACTGATGGTGCTGGCCGACCTGGCGCGGCAGGCGGAGGGCCCGATCATCGAGGGTGGTTCGGGATTGAGCACCCTGGTGATGGCGGCGGCGGCGCCAACGCAGCCCGTGTGGGCATTGGAGCACGATACCGCATGGCTGGGCCGCCTGATGCGGGCGGCGCGGAAAGCGGGGTTGGAGAACATCACGTTGTGTGAGGCGCCCCTGGAAGGGCCCGCCGGTGCACAGGGCTATGCCGTGCCCGATGCCTTGCCCCGCACGTGCGCCTTGCTGGTGGTGGATGGCCCGCCGCGCGACGGAAATCCCGTTGGGCGGGGCAAGGCCATGGCGCTGCTGCCCCGGTTGCAGCCGGACGGCGCGCTGTTTCTGGACGATGCGCAGGATTCCGCTGCCGTGGCTGCGTGGGAGCGGGCCTTGGGGGCCCCGCTGCACGTGTTTCAGGCACCCCGCCCCTTCGCGGTGGCGCGGCTGCCGGGCAAGACCGAGCAGGGGGCGGCATGAGCAAGAGCAGCCTGTTTCGGCGACAGCGCAAGGCGGCGGCCAAGGCTTCACCGCCGGTGGGTGCGGTCTATGTGGCGGTGGCCGCCTACGACGGCAAGAACGACCTGTCGCTGACCAGCGCACTGCTGCGGGAATTCGGGTTGCTGGCCCAGGCGGGCTGGGTGGCAGGCTTCGACGGCCTGCCCGGTTGCGCCATTGTCAGCACGGCGCGCAACAAGCTGGCCGACCGCTTTCTGATGGATCACTGGCTGGACCCGGACGGCGGGGAACATCCCTTCACGGATCTGGTGTTCATCGATGCGGACGTGACCTTTGAGCGGGGCGGGCTGCTGCGGCTGCTGAGCCATGATGTGGACGTGGTATTCGGCGCGCCGCGGCTGAAAACGGAGCCGGAGGGATACCCCTGCGAGGTGCTGCGCAATGCGGACGGCACCCTGGCGGGGGATGCGGCCCTGGGGCTGCTGCGGGCCCAGTACGGGCCGGCGGGCTTCCTGCGCATTCGGCGGCCGGCGCTGGTGCGGCTGGTGAACAGCGGGCTGGCCCCGGAGATCGTGGAGCGCAACGCCTGGGGCGAGCCCCTGGGGGACTACCGGGCGTTCTTTCAGATCGCCTATCAGGGCTCGCGCTGTGTGGGCGAGGACGTGTGGTTTTTCGAGCGCTGGGCGGAGGCCGGGGGCGAGGCATGGCTGGACCCGGAACTGCGCTTCAGCCACAGCGGGATCGGCCGCTGGGCGGGCTGCGTGGGGGACTTCATCCGGGCGCAGAACACGGCCATGGACGGCCAGGCCGAACAGGCCGGCGATGCGCCACAGGGCGCGACATCAGACCAGGAAAGGCAAACGGCATGAGCGAAACTTCTCAGGAAAACACGGCGGAAGAGCGGGCGGAGCAGATTCAGGCGGCAGTGGTGGCGGTGCTGGGCGATCCGGGCGAGGACGACCTGATGAAGGATGGCCGGCCCACGGTGGAAGCGGTGGAGGCCCTGACCGGGTTCGACGTCAGCGCCGAGGAGCGCAACGCGGCCTATGATGCCATCACGCTCAGCGACCGCGGCAAGGCGGACGAGAAAGACGACCCGCCGCCCGCGGCCAAGGCCGAGCCGGAGCCGGACGAGATGTACCCCACCATGCTGTACAAGCCGGGGCACCCGCCGGTGGTGGCCAACAGCGCATCGGAATCGCGGCGGCACCGGGCGCGGGGCTTCAAGCGCTTCGAGGAGCACGGCAAGGCGGAACGAGCGCAGCTGCACACCATGAGTGCCCCGTAACCACGGGGCGGGGGGTGTGGGCATAGACGCGGGTCACAGCCGGCCAGGGAGGGCCAGCGATGACGGACACGGCACAGACGCTGATCACCGACTGCATGAAGGAGTTGGGCGTGTACGGCCCGGGAGAAACCCCGGCGCCGGCCGACCTGACGGACGGATTGCAGCGGCTGAACGATCTGCTGGACAGCTGGAGCCTGGACGCCGTGGCCGTGTTCCGCATCGCCCAGGTGTCCCACAGCTTCGTGGTGGGGCAGGGCAGCTACACCATCGGCGAAGCAGGGGGCGAGGACGTGGACGCCGCCCGGCCCATCGAGGTGCAGGCCGGGTCCTTCGTGCGTGACGACAACAGCCATGACCATCCCCTGACGATTCTGCGCAGCCGGCAGGACTACGACGGCCTGGTGCGCAAGAGCACGGCCAGCGACTACCCGCGGGCGGTGTTCTACGACCCCACCTATCCCAGCGGCACGCTGCACTACTACACGGTGCCCAGCCAGGCCTGGACGGCCTACCTGAACGTGCCGGCGGTGCTGAGTCAGTTCAGCGGCCTGACCACGGCTTACAGCTTTCCCCCCGGCTATCGGCGGG